AATCCACTTTGGCTTGACTGACTCATTAAAGTCAATTTTCACAATGTCCTGTCCGTCTATTCCCGATGAGTCCCCACCTCCAACAATGAGTATCTCAAAGTTTGGAACACGCAAATTGCGAATATTGGCTACCATTTCGGCAAGTCTCTGCTTATCCTCGTAAACGGTAATTATTCCAAAAGTAAAAGATATATCAGTCATGATATTCCTGGATACCGTACAAAATGTGCCTGAATGTTGAGTCCCATTCGGAACCTCTAGCTTTAACTGTAAAGTTTTTTAGGTTTTCTAGATTTACCTCAATGTCATCTTTTCTCTTTTGTGGGTCAAGAAGCTCATCAAAATGATATTCCCAATCATCCCAATTATAGGCAATTCTACCTATTCCCGATTTTGCAAGCTCCAGATACTCTGGTGAGGGTGATGCTATAAAAGGAATACCAGCAGCTGCGTACTCTAGGCCTTTTATGTAAGATTTGGCGTCATTGAATCTAACATTACTCAAAGGTACTATGCCTATATCCATATGCTCAAACAGCTTTGGGTAATCACTTATGGGAAGCATATGGGAAACCGTTGAGCGAGCAATGTCCACCCCAACCATCTCGTGTGCCAATGGGGCATCTGAAGTATGTCCAGAATGATGAAAATTTAACTTATTTTTTTTCATATATTCGCCAAACTTTGGACCAAGAACTTCCAAATCGTTTGACCTCCATGGAGTGGCCCCAACCCAGCCAATTGTTGGTTTATGGGTATCTTTAACTTTTCTTCTTTTCCATCTGTCCAAATCTATGCCATTCCTAACAAGGAAAACATTTTTATGAAACTGTTTGTAGTAATCTAAAAGAAATGGAGTAGAAACAATCAGCGCATCAGCTTGATTGATGATGCTTGCATAATGCTCTCTGTTCACTTCTGGGTTTTTCTTTGGGTCTGTTGTTTCAAATGCCCTATTTGTTGGCTCTAACCCATCAAACCAGTCGTCTATATCAACTATTATTTTTTGACCAAGTCCTTTTGCTATGGGCATAAATTCAGAAAAAGTTTTATGCATAATTAACTTAATTACTATCAAATCCCATCCGTGAATAGCTTTATCGTTCTCGATTAACATGCCAACACCTTTTGTTGGGTGCAATCCAGGTAGTCCCATACCGCAAATCCATCCATACCTAGTTTGAATTTCATCCATTGGCAACTTGCACCTATAGTATGAACAACCGTTTGGTTGAATTGGCTGCAATCCGAAAGACCAGTCTGTGGTCAAAAATGCAATCGTGGGTTTCCTTATTTCTTCGCTCATTCTTAAAATACTAGTATATTTTTATTGCTCGATGAATCCGCCGGCCAAAAATAAGGCATGTCTGGACCTACTTCGCCGAATATTGGAGCATAGTATTCTGGCATTTTCCGGAGAAGGTTTGATTTATGACTGTCGTGAAGACGCTCATCTCCAATCCATGGAGGGAGAATCTCCATGCTTGGTTTAACTAACAATGAAATTTTTTCTAGGCATGTATCTTTGTAGCCCATTGCCAGCCATGCTTTGCATACCTCAACCCCGTAAGCGGACAATGCCGGCTCAAACCCAACCCACATCTTTACAGCTGGGTGACTTTTCCACCCATAATCTGGGTCCAATAAGCTCTTCAAAATCTGAAGAGTCTCGACGCGTTGTTTACCTAACCTCCTGTAGTCCAATACTGATGCCGACTCACGAAAGCTTGAATATGGTAAAAATGTTTGCATGAATCCATAGTACCCTTTACCCATGAATACGGCAATGGATTTTTATGGAAATAAATAAAAAAAGCGCTCCGCAAAATACAGTAATTGACATAATTAGAAAAGGTCAATGGGGTGATGTTGTCTACCTTCATAAGCTCTCGTGCGGGCACATGGAACCACGCAAGCGGCCAGCCAAGACCGAGAAAATAGCGTGCTCAATGTGCGTTATGGCATCAACATTTACAAAAATGTCTGCAGAGTTTGTCAGGACCGGCGTTGGGTACGAGGGCTACGAAGACATAGAAATAAAAGAAAATCAATCCGAAATTGCATTATCTTCTCTTCAGGATGAAGTTTCGAGAATGACTGTATACATCGCCAAGAAACTAAAAGTATCCGCAGACGACATCACTATTTACATCGAGGAGTCTGATGATGGGTCGAATATAAGTGGTGGCTCAATCTTCCTAGATAGAGACTCTTTATTTAAAATTTTAGAAGAAAATTAATCTTCGTCGTTCACAGGAGAGCTTTTTCTGTTTTTCTTTCCAACCGGACCACGCAGGTCATGAGTTCTCTGCGGATGTCCTGTTGGGAGCCGGTTTCGTTTTTTTCCAGCCTTAGTACCGGCAACAGTTTCTGTTTCTTTTGTTACTGGATTGATTCTGGTTCTGCCTGATGATTTTGAGTTGTTATTTGCCACAAGTGAATAATAACCCAATGCAGGTAGCGCTGGTTACTACTTTCCCTTTTTGCACCTATGCGCATATTCTGCGCCCCACTGGCAAGGGTCCCATGGGCCCCACCCGGATACCCTCCAGAGCAACAGGCCGGCCCTAAGGTTTGTTTCTGCGTCAAGAAGTGGTTTCTGGTTACAAATGCTCATCTCGTTGCACAGTAGCGCCCACTGATTCCTGCTTTTGTCATAATTCACTCCATTAATCTGGAGCAAACCACTGTCAGAGGGATGCGACATTGTTGCCATCTTGATGATATTGCAGTCACTATCAACAACTGAGCCGCCTATGCGATTAGGACAGCCGCCTGATTCACGTAAAACGATTTTTTTAAGCCTAGGAATCTGCTTTGCCGGCCAGCCCACGCTTAACGCCATTTTCTCAAGCCAGGAAACATCTCCGTGGCTGAACTTTATTGTTTCAAGACTGTTGATTTCGTTAATTTTGTCATGCTGAATCAGCCTTGCAGATTCACTGCTAATAACCGCTACTGGAGCTTTTGCCTCCATTGCGCCTACTGCAGAAAGACCCACCTGGGCAACCATTATAAAAAAAATAGCGTAAATACCAGTTTTGATGTTCAATTAAGACTCCTTGTTTAGGTGTATGGGATAGCGAGCAGGTTCGACCCTTGGGGACCTAGCTCAGTTTAAAAAAAACCTTTCGTGTATCCATACATCAATTATAGCCCTTTTGTCTTATGTTGCACAATTTTGTTGTAGTTTTGAGAAAATTAAAACCTTACAGGCAAAGGGTTTGAATTTGATTGCGTAAAAATGTATATCAATTCACAGATTTTGCTATGAATTCTAAAAAAATCAACCATTGCTAGCAGCAAGAAACTGATTGGTTTTTTCTACTTGCCTATGCTTTGCATATAAAGGACTTCTCGCAGCATATTCAAGATTGAGCGTCTTGTACGACCCGCCAACCGACTGCATTAATACGCCAGCACAACCTGTTTCTTCACATGTCTCCCTAGAAAGTTCCTCATATTTTTCAAGAATTGCCCACATGGTGTCCCTCTGTTCTGGGGTCGTGTAATTACTCGGTGCCATGTGGTAGCGAAGCCCACCGAACTTCTGCTTGATTTGAAGGATGGTGTATTTTGCGTCAACCGCAGTTAGTTCTTTATCGCAATCAATGATGAGTTGATACCAGCCCTCATCAACCTCTATGGCAGAACGATAGGGAGGTTTTATCTTTTCGACAAGCTGCTGGACCTTGGTAAAGGTGTTGTCCATATTAACGTTTTACCCTATCCTGAATAACTTTTACTCCACGCTTTGACCTCTCTCGCTGCCTCTGCCTGTGCGAAAGGCCGCCCCATATGCCTTGTACATTCATGAATGTAAGTGAGAAATCTAGGCACTCATTTTTTGAAGAACATGATTCGCAAATCTGCACAGCTTTTTTGTTGTTTGACTTTTCTTCTCCGTTTGCGCTCTTCTCCGGAAACCACCAGTCGGTAGGCATGCCCCGGCATGCACCACTGAACCGTGGAACCTCGGTGTTTGCGCTCAGCAAATCAATATCGTGTACTGTTGTCATTTTGCAACCCTTTCGCTAGACCCAAGACGAATTATTTTTTCAATCTTATTCCTTATTTTTGACATTTGGTCCCATAGCTCATAGAAATTCTCCACATCATGTTGCGTTACAACAATCAAGTTGTTTTCGAGTTTTGGGGAAGTTTTGTAAACTTCGTCTGCCAAAACAGCGTGCTGTGCGCGCATTTTGATTATTTCATCCTTGGTTTTATCATCAACTTCTATATCTTTGATGTTTTTTATGACTGTCCAAAAATTCATTCTGGTTTTGGATGGCCTGTTGCGCATAGGCCCAACTATTTCACATTTTTTAAAAAATGTCAAATGTTTAAGACACGAATTTTGTTTTAAATTTAGCTCTAAATTTCAGTTGGGGTTGGCGTGGTGATTGAGTACTTTTGGTGACGTAGGGACTCTGCTGCATATTCTGGGTTCAGCGTCTTGCGCCATCCACCAATTGACTTCATAAGAACACCAGGGCCACCAGTGGCGCTACACGTCTTGAATGAAATACCTTCATATTTGGAGATTATATTGTTGATTTTCTCCAGAGTATCTTTGTCGTCCATATTCGATGGTTTTATGTAGTAGCGAAGGCCGCCAAACTTTTCTTTAACTTGGTATATCTGATAGTTTGGGTCCACTTCGGTCAGTTCTTTGTCGCAATCTATGACCAGACGATACCAACCTTCGTCAACATCTATTGATTTCCAGTATTCGGGAACTATTTTTTTCTTAAGTTCCTCTATCTGCAGTTGTATCTCATTCATTTGGATACTTTCCGATTAATTTGTCCAATTCATCATTGCTCAGAAACTTCTCAACCACCTCAACGGCAGCAATATTTTTGTGCATTATGCACCGCTCTGATTCTCCGAACATATCCAAAACCGTCTTGATTGTTACGTTGAGGTTTTTCATATTTTCATCCTAATCACATAATGACGCAATTTAGTGGGCCCGGTGGGGATTGAACCCACGACCAAGGGATTATGAGTCCCCTGCTCTGACCACTGAGCTACAGGCCCGGCATTCAGTTGAGTTTTGCTATTTCCTCTTCAAGAATTGCAATTTCTTTAGCGTCATTGGCTATCTCTTTTTCGAGCGCAGCAATTTCTTTTGTAAGAGCATCAATTTTGTTGCTTAATTCTTTTTCACTGATTGGCTTACTAGTCTTGTTCTTGGGGTTCATTCTTACCCTTTGATTAGTTCCACGGATTGTTCCATTCATCAGTATCTAATTCTACTGCGTCCGTGTCGGCATCATTGGTCTTGTCATCTTCTACCTCTTGCCAGTAAGAGACAACATCCTGCTCACTTATGGATGTGCGTTCAACCTGAATGATTTTTTTGAATAACTTTTTCATTTGTTCCCTTTTTATGCGACAGGAATTAATATTGCTTTCAAAGAACCTACTTTACTGGACACGCCCCTGTTGCGCAATCATCAAGAGATAGCTCATCCCCAAAAGCTGCTTGTTGCAATGGGGCGGAGAAATCAATTTTTGAAATCAGCTTCTCATAAACTTCCTTTGCAACCTCCTCGTATGGTGGAAGTGGGAAATTATGGTCGGCGTGAAGCAGGAAGGATACCGACTTGACACCTTTGTCATAGTTCTTTGACAGCCATTCCTTAATGAGTTCAAGTTCTTCCTTGCGGTAATAGACAGTCACAGACACGGCATTGTCGGCCCAGACTGTTTGCATCTTTTTGACCCATTCGAGCTGCTCTACCGCAGTCATCGCAGATGCAAGGATTGCGTTCTCGGGAGATTTGCACGGAAACTCAACCACATATCGTGTGTGGTCTTCTCGTCCATCAATCCCAATATCCCAGACAACCTTGTAACCACGCTTGCGACATGCTTCAACTAGCGGGTCGGACGAACCAAAACGAACTCGTCGGATGTAGTGACTTGCAAATGCTGGGTGAATACCAGGAGTAACGCCAGGAAGCAACGACAGCGTCCCCGATGGTTGTACGGTCGTCAGACGGACAGACTCAGGGAAATCATGCTGAAATGAATAGACTGCGTCCACGGACCGCAGGTAGTTGTACCCACCAGACAGCCAGCCAATCTGCTCTTCGGAACACTGAAGGACTCCAGTAATACTCTGTCCGAGTCGTGCGTTTTTTGTAACCATGGCTACGGTTTTTTCGTATGGATAGTTCATCCGAGTGATGTGCTTCTGGGTCATATAGAGAAGCTTTGATACGGAATGAAGCTGTTCTTCGGATTCGATGTTTGGGAGAAAAATTGTTGAGAGGTTGCATGACTCCCCATCGGCTAATGCGATTTCGGCACATGGATTGAAACCCTCAATTGTTGGGTCGGGGCGCTTTTCACCCAACCGGCCATACTGGCGCGCGAGCTTGCGGTTAACGAGACCGTATGGTTCTCCGGTTCCGTCGTAACCCTTCCACAGCTCTGGCATGATTTCATCATAAGCATCGGCATAGATGCTGTTATTTGAATTTGCGCGCCATGCTGGGACACTTCCGGACGCCCAGTTTTTTGCACGAATGAAAAGCACATCATCTGGGTCACCAATAGCAATCTGTGCGGAGCGACGTGACGAACCCGAAACAACAACTCGGCCAATGATATTGCAAATGTCAAGCACATCAATTGAGCGAAGCTTCTTGCCTTCACGATTCTGCATTACCTTGCTGATGTCGGTAATTCCATCAATGAGTGCCCCAGGCCCTGATGCCGTGCCGCCGAATGTCTTGAGTGGTGCGCCAAACTCACGAATCAAAATTGTCGAATACGAAAATGATTTACCAGTGTCAAAATATGACTTCAAAACTGCGTGCAGAAGGCGTTTCCAGCCCTGACGAGAGTCTGGAACAATGATGTCTGCATCATTTGAGCGTTCGTGCGTAATGGATACGCCGGCTTTAACCTTTGGCAAGTCGTGAATCTTGGAGCGTTCTACCGAAAATCCGACTCCACCGCCGAGCATCAAATACTCAAAAAGAAGTTCAAAGTCTTCGATTTTTTCAATGTTGGTGAAGTAGCAATTATTCAGGGATGAACCACTGAACTTCTTAACCAGCGGGGTGCCAAGCTGCCAAAGGGCACGGCCCGAAAAAGAACAACGAAGATTGAACATGTGGTCAAACAGTTCTTCTGCTTCTTCTTTTGTGTATGGAACACCAATTTCAATTGCCCCATCAATAACTCGGGTGATTGTTTCTGGCCAAGTTTCGTTTCGCCCGAGTTCTTCAATCCTGCGGCTGTAGGTTCGTAGGTAAACGACCTCGCCGAGCCCACCAAAACCCCATGGTGGTGTCTTGGTTTTATAAGACGATAGAAATTCTTCGGAAAAAATTGACATTAGGTGCCCCTCTGTTGTTAGGGGAACGATAGTACACCTATAAGCGGCAAATCAAACGTTAATTTATAAAACGATTCCAAGTTCTTTGGCACGTTCAACCGTGACATACGAACCCTTTTTTGCGAGAATTACTCGTGCAGTTGTGAATGGGGTGATTCTTCTATTTTCGTAAATTGTTTCTTCGACTAGTATTTTTTGAATATCCCTTAAAGACTCAATGACTTCTGTCGCAAATGCGATTTGAACTTTTTCGTGAGTTTCGGGAGAACAATCACCGGTTGGGTGACCGCAAACAATACAGGCAGACCTATCTGCTCTTATGATTTGTATTCCGTCAGCGGTCTGGTCGGTATTTGAAAAAATACTAAAGCTTGATGAATAAAAGGAGTCGCTCACATATAGATACTACCATCGTTATTCGGGAGAGCTAAAAATCACTAGGCGGAAAACGGCGGCCACACCCAAATCAATGTCAGATAGATTAATCCGGGGTTTCCGGACCACCCCAAAATTCGGGGCCTACCCAAAAATCGGAACTAGCCATACGGCGTACCCATATAGAGAAAAAGGAATGTCCTCCGCAAAAATTTTTTCTAGGACCTCTATTTCAGATAAATCTATTTGAAATAGGTTGATGCCTGCTATATATTAGGGCTATGACAAATCAGTACTGGCTAGCTACCTACCCGGACCTAATCGAGGGAATCGAGCAGGATGGAATAACAGAGTTCAACGAAGATAACGGCAAGTACTTCTTGACGATGTTCGGAAACGAATATGACGCAGCTGTGATGGTCGCTGTTTTTGATGGCAAACGATTGGTCGGATTTGAGGAAGCGGACATCAACGGACGCAAATACCAAGTACCGGCATATGTGACGTTCACAGAAGCCATATGTATTGAAGTAAATGTCAACAAGATTGTTGAAGAAGGTATCGCAACTATCACTGAAACAGAAATGTTCGATGTACCTGCATACGTGATTACAACAGACTCCCCCCTAATAAAAGCAGAGAACATCATCAACAAGTCAATCGTCTCAATTAAAGATAAGCGCATTCCTGGTCTAACTGAAAAGTTCATCAAATGAACCGCGCAAAATTCATTGATGTAGTCCTATTGGCCGCAGCCATTTTAGGAATTATTATTGCCGGCATGAAGCTAACCCGGACACCAAAGCTGCTTTCATCATCAGATAAATCTATGTGGGAATAGCGGCTCCAAATACTGTCGTATTGCTCCCCACGCCCTGTGGCGTTTCTCAAAAAGTTCGAGCGATAGTTGCTATTTAGAGATAAATAAAAGCACCTTGCTACCTGTCACCTTGCTTGCCTTGTCACCTTGTCACCTTGTCACTTGCTAACCCCTTGCCTTGTGTCTCACCTTGTTGCTTGTCTCTCTAATCGCTTGTCACCTTGTCGCTTGACTTGTCTCTATATATAGGTATCTAGTGCCATAAATACCCCTTGTGATATATCAAAAGAATTTCTATAAATAACTTGACAATATCCCAACTATGCCCTATAGTTTTATTTGTGAGGCACACGCCCCACCTAAACAAAGGAATTATATGAGAGACATCAGCACAGTATCCACAAAAGAAATCCAAAAAGACCTAGATTTTATTTCTGAACAATGGGGCGTATTCTCAACTGAAGCCGATATGCGTCAAGCACTTGTTTCCACCATCACAAAAAGATTGGTTTGGGGCGCAAGCAAGTAATTCAGTAGCCAACTAAGAGCCACCTAGCACCCCTCGCTAGGTGGCTCTTTTTTATTTGCCCCTACGCCTTGCGCCTTGTGCCTTGCCTTGTGCCTTGCCTAGTGCCTCGCCCTATGCCTTGCCTTGTGTCTCGCCCTATGCCTTGTGCCTTGTTTCGTGCTACGGGCTACCTATCTACGCTTGACAGACAATGCTTGACTTTATCCCACCTATGCCCTAAGGTGTAATCATAAGCAACCAACAAGGAGATACACAATGAGAAGGAAACTAGCAATAGCAATAGCGATAGTGATAGGAGTGAGTTTATATTCGTTCTCTAGAGAGAGTGGATACACTTGCTCTAGTAGCCCTGTATTGGTATCACAAGGTGACACGATTACAAGTATCGTACACGCTCATTGTGAAGGCAATACACGCCGAGCCATAGACGATACCTATGAGATATATGGCAGTCTCATTATCCCAAGTCAGCAGATATACCTACCAAGTAGCAAGTAGTGGTAGGTGGAGAGAGTGTCATAGGTGGCACTCTCTCCAAACTGCTTACGGGTGAGAGATTCGATACTACTGAGTGTTGTGGCAGTAGTGAAATCTTGACGGCAGGCGTACCACCCAGAACGCCTGCCGTCGCTTAGTTGTCACTGTGAAGCGCCACACGAAGCATCAGCAAGGAGAAAGGAAATGAAAACCTTGCCGATAAGGTCAGATTAGCAAAGAGCTGCAGTTTGTCGTGGAAGTACTAGACGAAGAACCTAGTAGAGAAGCCATTGGCAAGTAGTCCGAATACGAGAGCGCTGTAGTAGTCATCTGAGGCAAGCCACATGACCTCATCATCCGGTTGGCTGTATGGAAGTTTCAACGCCGTATGAAAGAGCAGTGGATACATACTCTCTTCGTTGCGAACGAGCATTCGACCAGGTACGAAGACCTCCTCATGCCAGATGACCTTTCTTGGAACATCGTAGGAGTATCCCTTACTGACGAATGAGACTTCGTCATTTGCCACATGGGTGACTGTTAGACACTCGTTTACTGCCCTGTTGCCTATAGCGAACTCTTTGGCAAGGTCCTTGTCATAGGTGTCTATTGGATTAGAACTGACATAGCCTTCAGCAACCATTGAGATGGCATCTAGCCCCCAACCCAGTCTAAGTATGGCTACTGCTGACGAGACAGCCATAAAGCGCTCATATGGCGTCTGACGCTGTACTACATCGGTCATCTGTGAAACAACGCTTAGAGAGCCTCCACACCAGCCATAAAGGACCTGATTTATGTCCTCGCCTATGCCTCCTTCGGCTACCATCTCGTTTTTAGCCTCTACAGCGGTGGCCAATACCATGGCCAATTTCATCATCCTGCTGTCGTAGTTGTTATCCACAAACCAATGCTAGAGCTTGAAAGCCGGCACGGGTGGCACTTCCCCTACAGAGTGATATCACTTGACTAGTATTTGCTACATGACACAGAAAAAGAAAACACCAAACAAGAAGGCAGCAACTGCAAAGAAGGCTGCTCCGAAGAAGAAGCCTATTCAAAAGAAGATTGCAGAAATCCCGCAGCCAACACAGCAAGACGTAAAAGAGTTTCAGGTTGTTGTTGAAGAGCTCAAGGATGTTCGAGATGCAATTGTAAAGACTTCGTTCTTTGGCAAACTCACAAAGTGGTTTAGAAGCTAACTTGCGTTAGCCATTTCGTGTGCTCCCAGAAAGGGAGCTACACGCATACCAAAAGACGAGAGACGCCACTTAGTTGTCCCTGCTTTGTCTATTTGCTCAAACAGCCCACGGGATGTTAGTTCGATTAGTAAAGTCGCCAACTCGTTTGTATCATCAAACATGACAGAGTTGTGCATCAGCACATCATCAATAGAGAACGCACTCATGCGTCGTTGTTTAAAAATCAATCCACAGTAAACACACATACGCATCTTCTTGTTCTTGTATATTTCGTCAGCAGCGCTCGTCTCATCAGTCCAACGAGTCATAATCCCATTCACCCTTCTTTAATCCGGTACGATACTTCAGTTCGCTTGCCCTCATGTTGGACGCTTTTGCTTCAAGATGCTTCTTCCGGTATGTCTCGCCAATAGCGACCAGTGCATACTTACCCCAATCAGTGATTTTGTATAAACAGATTGCATCGACTATACGACTTTCAATAAACTCATTCTTTTCCAATGTCTTCATCGTCCTGTCTAGGTCGATAAACCGCTCACGACGATTCAATTGAAAACGACGATAATCGTCACGGGTGAACCATTCGTGCTTCATCCCAGATTTCATTTTTGCATAGCAAAGAACCACATACGCTTTGCTACCGTGCTTCATGACGTTGTTTGGATTTTTGTTTTTGTTCATAGTGCCCTCGGTTGGATTTGAACCAACGTGTCACCAACTACGGTTTCTACACCTTATAAGAGTGGGCCGATACGAGGGCTGAATGAGTAGCCATCCGTACATCGTTCCCACTAATGTCAGATGACTACTCAATCCTTAGTTGCTTATCTTGTTCTTGGAATTCTTCAATGAATTAAGCTCAACGGAGAACAGTTTGACAAATTCATCTGAGTAACGGTGCTGAAGCACTAAGGCTGCTCGACGACGTGCCTCTTGTCGCAAGCGATTCTGCTGTTTCTGGATTTCAACTCGACATTGCTTTTCCTCCAAAGACAATGGCTTTCGGCCACGCTTCACTGTTCCCTGAACGACATTCTCGTATTCACTCATGATTTTCCCTCTTTCGGATGTTTCTTGTCCCATCAATATAAATGCTCACGGGTAATAAATCAACCCCAAAACAATGTTGACAAAATAAAATCTGACCTGTACAGTTCCATCAACCCAATAAAACAGAGCTACATAGAAAAGGAAACATATGGCATCAAGGACTCATGGCAACAAGGTAGTGAAAGAGCTGTTCAGGCAACTGGCAGCACTCGGCTTTGTAATTGAACACAAAGGAAGCACTGGATACAAAATCACACCACCACCGAGTATCCATGGACCCGTGTACTACACGCATGGAACACCACAGGCAGTAAAGCCAATCCTCAATCAGTTCCGCAAAATCTATGGAGTAGCACTTCATGACCCGGCGAAACCACCAAAAAGCAAGGTGAAACAATGAGCAATGCAGACATTCCATCAAAGAAATTCAACTTTTCAAATGATTTGGCTTACGGGCATATGGGTGAGTCTGTAATTAAGGACTTTCTTGAATCTCTTGAGCAAGGCGACTTTGAAGTCAAGACAGACAGGTTTAGGAATGGCAACATGGCAGTTGAGCTATACCAGAACCCACGAAGGCAGCTGGACCAAGACCAGAATCAGGTTTGGGTTCCAAGCGGACTGAATATCACAACAGCGAAATGGTGGGTCTATCAGTTCACTCTGGGCGAATCGTTTATTGTCGTCTCGGTTGAGCGTCTTCGCAGGTTTATCAATATGAACAGCCATGACTTCAATGAAAACACATTTACTCCATTTGCACCCAAAAGCGATAATCCGGCTATGGGCTTCATACTGAAACCACATCACATAATCGAAATGATGATTAGCCCAAAGTACGACGAGTTGCCGGGGGGATGACATGTCAGTGGTTGATACCAAGCAATACGACAATCATGTTTGCGACGAATGCCATCAACCAATCCTGCTGTTTATGCCAGAGAACTACATAGAAGAGGGATACAAGCAAATCATTGGTGGAATGTGCTTTGATGCCGGCGGAGCCTATTCGGAGTTCAATGACACATCTCAGTCGTGGTTGGTGTCCACATGGGTTGACGGGTACATATCCCTGTGTCATGACTGCACTGCTCGTTTGTGGTCAGTGCTACCTAGGGCCATGACCAAGTTTGGAAAGCCGCTACATTTTTCGACTGACCCAGAGAACGCAATGCCTTGTTGTAAATGGGGGTGGACTTGGCGTATGGTTGATGGAGTTAGGAAGCTGTTTTGCGCAGGACAAGATGGTCTTGAATGGGAACAAGTAGAAGATTCAGGAAGCCACGAATGAGCATCATAAGCAATCAAGAATAGGACTATGGGTACTCGCAGTACTAAGATTTCAAAATGCAACAAGGGACGATTGGATACTATGCCTGAGAACATTGCGACGAAGACATTCACAATCGAAGTAAACAGGTTTAATAGCGACATCCTCACATCAATCTATTCAACAGAAGAGCTAATATCCATGTTGTTGCAAAAGGGCGGAATGATGAGTGTCTCGGTGGTTAAGGAAAATGAATAAAGCTGTTTCGATATACAAGAATGTCATTACGGGCTCGATACCTCCTACTCCGATATCACTCGATGTTGATGCTGAGCTTTTTACTGATTGCGACGAGACGCTTCTTAGCATTGCCGACACAATTGGTCAACCTGTTGCGTACCAACAGGAACAAAAAGGTTCTCTTGTCCAGAACATATTCCCAATACAGAAAACCGAGACAATGCAAATATCAAGCAGTTCAAAGGTTGAGCTTGGTTTGCATACAGAGACAGCATTCCATCCATACAAGCCAGACATTGTTGCTCTACTATGTGTTCGTGGAGACCCTACGGGCATAACAACTATCGCTGAAGTAAGGGATGTGGTTTCTAAGCTAGATAGTTACTTGATTGATGAGCTGTGTAAGCCGAACTTCACCACATCATTGGACCCAAGCTTCATGCTTGAAGGACAACAGGATGCCACTATACCCATATCTGTTTTGCGCAATCACAATGATGAGTGGCACCTAACATACGACGAAACTCTCGTGATAGGAAAAACGAAGGAAGCAAATCACGCATTACTCCATCTCAAGGTAGCTATACGAGATTCGATTGTTGATTACATACTCGAAACGGGTGACCTGATGCTCATAAACAACAACACGGCCGTACATGGTAGGAAACCTTTTATTGCTAGGTATGACGGAACAGACAGATGGCTTAAGCGCGTTCTCATAAGAACCAGCAGTACTCCTT